GAGCGGGAGGGTTATCGTCTTGATGACCGCCGTAATGGAGCGGACGTTGTACACGAGCTCCTCGAACGAGCAGGAGAGCTCCTGCACCCCGTCCTGCACCTCCGGCAGGAACTCCTCCATGATCTGGCCTGTAATTCGAATATGTTCGACCTGAGGATGGCCATTTGCGCAGTGAACGTCCCGGCCGCGGTCTGGATGGCGTTGGGGAAGCGCTCCTCCCAGACCTCCACGATGGCCTGCCGCACCGAAGCGGTGTCCTTGGCCACCTCGCGCCGAACCTTGCCCGAGGTGATGATCGCGCGCTGCCCGGTGCGGTCGATCTCCACGCCAAAGCGCCGTAGCACCTCCTTTTCGATCGACACGAGCGCATCGACCGCGGAGGCCATCTTGCGGTTGAACAGCACGGCGACGCCGCCCAGGGTCTTCATCTGCTCGATCGTCGGGTCGATGCCCACCGCGCGCATGCGCACGTACGCCTGGACGACGTCCTCGGTCTCCAGCGGGCTCTTGCGGGCGAACTCCCGGATGGCGGCCAGCGCCTCGTCGGCCTCGCGGGCCGTGCCGATGGTGGCCTCGAGCTGCTTTCGGAAGACCTCGATTTTGGCTGCCGCATCAATGAAGTCGTGGGCGATCTTGGCGATCGCGGCCACGGCGATTATGTTGCGCAGCCGCGCCAGGCGGTCGAACGTCTGCGTGGCAGCCCGTCCGAACCGCTGGACCGCCGCCGTGGCCCGCGTCGACGGCCTGGTGAGGCCGTCGCGCATCCTCAAAGTTACCTCAATGGCCCTTGGCATTTGCGGCCCCCTTGGCGATCAGGCGCTCCTTGACCAGGTCCATCTGCCGGTCCAGGAGGGCGAAGGCGGCCTTGAGGCGGGCCGGCTGATAGAGCCGCCCCCGGCCGTCGGGCCAGGGCGGCACCCCGCCGGCCTCCTTGCCCCGCCACCAGTCGAGAAAGTAGGGGAGCAGGCGGACGTGCTCCGGTCGCAGCAACATGCGGGGGCATCGCCACACCGGCGTCGCGTCGCTCCCCTTGCACCGTTCGCACTCCGGGTCCCCGCCGCAGCCGGCCAGGCAGAAGTCGATCCGCCAGACCCCGTCCGGAATCCCCTCGCGTGCCTCCTCCGCGATCCCGGCCCCACAACCCCTCGCCGCCTTGGTCTCCTCGTCGCAGAGCGCGCAGTTCCAGTACCCCGCGAACGTCTCGTCGACGGCCAGGAGCAGGGCCGCGATCAGTTTTTTTGCGTGTCCTCGCCCAGCGTGAACTGGTTGAGATACCATTCGACCAACTCGCGCTTCACGTTGAGAGCCAGCCGCATGCTGGGCTTGCCGTCCTCGGGGAACGCGGGCGCCGGGCAGTCCTTGAACCCCTGCCACCCGGAATACCCCTCCGGCGCCTCCCACCCGGTCAGCGTCATGTTGATCACGTCGTTGACGCGGTCGGCGTACTTGCGCCACTGCGAGGCGTCCTTGCCCTCCATGTCCACAGCGAACTCCAGCAGCGCGAGCTCCACGTCGCCCAGAGGCGGAACGAACAGGTACGTGACCCCACCCAGCTCGCGCCTGAGCTTGTACTCGCCCGAAATCGGAACCTTTTCCTCGTCCACGTCTCACCCCCGCATTGGTTGAGTGTTACTGCGAAATCGAGCTCGAGCTTGTCGAGCTCGCCGAGACACTGCTCGAGGACGAGCTGTTCGAATCGCTACTCATGGAGTCGCTGCTCGAACTCTCGCTCGACTGGATGTTCTTGTAGATCCGCACCTCCATGAGGTTGCGCTCGATGTAGCCCTTGATGTCCCAGGTCGACACGCCGTTCTCGTCGCCGTTCTTCACGTCGTCGAGGAACGCGGCGGCCGCGTAGATGCGCACGTCCGGGTTGCCGTAAAACGTCCCGAACTGGAAGTCGAGCGTGCCGCTCGTCTTGGCGTAGAGGTTCGTGTGCGGGACCTGGCTGGCGATGGGCTTGGCGTACACCGTGGCCGTGAATTCGATGTTACGGTCCGTGATCTCGCTGAACCCGCCGCCGTAGGGGTGCGCGGCGTCCACGGTGTTCTGCGGGGCCTGGTTCCCGCTGATCTCGCACCGCACGAACTGGTAGGCTACGCCGTTGATCGACACCGTGGCTGCCTTGATCGCCGGGGCGACTTGGCGCTCCCGGTAGGCCTCCACGTTGGGTTGCGTGGCCCTCACGGGCAGCGCGTCCAGCAGGCCCACGCCGGTGAACTGCGCCAGGGCGCGCTTGGCCGCCTCCAGCCGGATCACCCAGTCGAACATGACGTTACCGAACTCGGTGCGGATCGAGCGGTTCGTGCCCGGTCCGCCCTTGTAGGTCCAGAACGTCATCGCGTCGACGATCTCACTGCGCGGCCGCAGCACCACCATGCCGGTGTCGAGTATGCGCTCGAACCCGGCCGCCCGGAACAATTTGATGATCGCCGACTCACTCGTGCCGCCCATGGAGTACAGCGCCATGGTCAGGCCGATCTCCACTTCGGTCTTGCCCAGGGTGCGCTCCCGCTGGTCGAACATCCCGCTCCCGCGGTTGTCGGCCTCCGAGTCCGGGGAGACGTCGGCCGTGTAGGCCTCCACCACGTCGATGAAGTCGTTGGCCGCCAGCGCGGGCTCCGGCACGTCAATCGACGTCTGCAGCTCCCCGAGGACAAGGGAAAGTTTCTCAACCATTCTGCCCTCCTATCGCAATTGGTATGGGTCCGTCGCGTCTATCTGCGTGTGCACGTCAGCGCGGCACCAGCAGCCAAACAGCACCGTGTCCTGGTCGACGTAGCAGTTGCCTTCGCCGGGAACCACCTCGGTCTTGCTGGCTCGCCCCCCGCGGGTCTGGTCCACCTCGAGCGCGCGCGCTATGTCGGCCGGGGCGTTGCGCACGTGCCGCCCAATCTCGCTGTCCAGGTCCGTGGCCGCCACGCCGACGAGCTCGTCGTTGTACGCCGGGAAGAACCACACGGCGTAGCGCAGCGTGTGGATCGTGAGCCAATCGTCCATGAGCGGTTCGTCCTCCAGCAGCAGGATGAAGTCCCATCGCCCGCCGATCTGCAGGAACCGCCGCGCCTCCTCCACGGCCGCCACATCGTAGTGGTAGCCGTTGGCCGTGGTGATCGCCCGTAAGGCCGCCTTGACGTCGGCCGTAATCAATGCCTGCACGCAGTCGGGCATCAGCCGTAGGCCCCCCGGTTATCGAACTGGTCGTAAAGGTCTACGTCGGCGATGACCCGCACCCGGCACCAGGTGCCGAATAGCATGGCCGCCTCGCCCGCGACCTCGAACGCGAACACGTCATGCGTGCCCGGCAATATCTCGGTGTGCTCCGCGTAGCCGCCGCGGCGCGTGTCCACGTTGAGCGCGACCGCGATGTCGGCCAGGACGTTTCGGTTGTGGTGCGCGATCTCGCTGTCCAAGTCAGCGGCCGCCGTCCCGGTGAGCTCGTCGCCCACCGAGGAGAAGAACCAGACGATGTACTCCTTAAGCCGCAGATAGGCGTTGTCCGTGTCCAGCGGCTCCTCCTCCACCAGCAGGATGAACGGCCAGCGGGAGGCCACGGCCAGCACCTTGCGCTCCTCCTCCACGGCGGCCACGTCGTAGTTGTAGCCGTTGGCCGTGGAGATCGCCCGCAGCGCCGCCTTGATGTTCGCCGTGATCAGCGCGTTGATTGCCTCCCCGCCCGTGGAGAACGAAGAACTCGAGGAAGTCGAAGACGAGCTCGCGCTGGAGCTGGAGACCGACGTGCTCGACGTGCTCGAGCTAGACGAAGCGGAGCTTACCGAGGCCGACGAACTGCTAGAGGAGGTCCCGTCCGTGGGCGGCAATCCGGCCGTGGTGTGGTAATGGTTGAGTGTGTCCTCGGCCTGGTAGTCGTCGTTGTCCTGGAGGCCCGCGCTGACATAGAAATAATTGGTCGCCATCAGCCGTCCCCCACCACGATGCCGACGCGCCGCAGCTCCGCCGTGTTCGTCAAGTTGAAATTGTCGTTGGCGCGGTCAACATATCCGTCGGCACTACCCGCCCAGTCGCTGTTGTTGCCCGCAAAAGCCGGCTCTGTTTTTTTGGCGCCTGTCGTATTGTTATAGGCAAAATTGACATCATCGAACCATAGGTTATCCGTGCCCGTGTTCTCCACGGCATAACCGCCATTGTGCGTCAGACGGTTCCCGATAAGCAAGGCTAATTTGGCTGCGCTCGTCAGTATAATTCCGGAAGTCGAATTGCCGTCGCACACGTTGGACATGCAGACGCTTGTCCCCGTGGCCGTCCGGACACCGCCGAACGTGTTGTTGTGCGCCACGCACCCGACCACCGCCTCCGCCAGTATACCGTCCCTGCCGTTGCCGACCACATTGCAGAAGACGCAACTCGTATATGTCAGGCCGTAAATCCCGTACCGAGTGTTGTTGTCGGCAACACAGTGAACCCACGCCATGTATGTGCAGTTGTTCCAGCCGTCACGCCCGTTGTTGCTCGCTTCACAATGATACCACAGGAAAAACGTTGACCCGTTAGCCAAAAACCCATCGCTGGTCGCGTTGATCAACCTGATGTTCTTCCAGAAGACGTATTTCCTGGATCCTTTGATGCAGTTGGCGATTGCGTTGTTGCCGTCAACGGTATAGTACGTGCCGTCGTCCACGCCGGCCGCGTTACAGCCGATCACCCTAACGGGGCTGGCCCCAGTGCCCGACGTCGTGTCTATGTCAATTATCGCCGCAGGGGTCTCTGTGCCTCGACAATAAACCGTGTCTCCCGCCGCCCAGTTGTCCGCCGCCGTCTGAAGGCTCGTCCAGGCATCGGTCCACGATGACCCGTTGTTTGCCCCTGTTGCCGCCGGATCTACATAATACGTCGCCATTTATTCCCACGTTCCGCTATCGTCGATGACCCGCACCCGCCGACCATCCGCCGAAAGCACGCGCTCCATCCCCACGCGGGTCCAGCGGCCCTTGCTTACGCGACTTACCATCGCGGCGTGGACCGCCGAGTTGTTGGCGATACGATCGAGCGCTTCCACTGCGTTCATCGCCTCCTGCTCGTCTATGTCAAGGTCAACGGGATCGGTCACATCTTCATGCACCTCGGCACCCGGCCGGCTAAGTCCGGTGTCGTCGACTATCCAGTTCGGCGAAAGTTCCAGGTTCTTGCGGTTGCCGCCGACGATTGTTAGACGTTTGTCCCACGCGATCGGCAGCCGCGTGTGCGCGTGCTGTTGGGAAAGATTACAGGCACGCAACGTATCCCCGTCACTTACATTGTCACCGAAATCAAGGCGCGACCAATTTCGTCTTACGTGCTCCATTAGGTGGTTTTTCCTTTCATGACACGCTCGGTCGCTTTGTCAACCGCCTTCTGCAGGCGGCCGAACGCCTTGGGCTCGCGCCTCTGCCAGTCCCCCTCGAAATCGTACTGCTGCCGGACGTGCACCGCCCGCACGCCCACGAACATGAGCGACGAGAGCACGAACCCCTGCGACAGGAGCTTGGCGTCGTGGTAGTTGATCCGCCCCCCGCGCCGGATCGCCACGAGGCGGTGCCCGCTGCCGGCCCTCGCCTGGTAGGCGGACATGACCTTGCCCGCCATGCCCACCTTCACTTTGACCCCCACGCGCTGCAGGTTGCGGTACATCGGTACGATCATGCCGCCGCTTATGGTGCCGCCCTGGCCCAGGAACTCCGCCGCCTCGTGAATCGGGCGTTTGGTGTTGTAGAGCACGCCCATGCGCAGCTTCATCCGGTTGAGGTCCTGGGCGTCCAGCACCGCCCCGCGGAACGCCCCGGCCGTGAACTGCGAGCTCCACGTGTGGTGCCCGCGCACCGACACGCGACCGCCCCACAGGCGCCGACGCTCCAGCTTGCGGCGGAACACTCCCGGCCGGCCGCCCTCCTTCTTGGGCCGGCCCACAAACATGTCGCGCTCCCGGCCCAGCTGCCCCGCGATGCGGCGGCGGTAGACCTCGGGCGCCACGTTGAGCATGACCGCCACCTGGCGCGCCCCCCGCACGCTCCCCCGGATCTGAAATACCGACTGCTCCGCCATAGATCATACTTGCAGCGTCAGCCGCCACATCCCGTACTCGCTCACCGCATCGGTGACCGTAGTGTTTCTCACCTGGAGATCGCCCGGCTCCAGCCGGAACCGCACCGTGTCCACTCCTTTGGTCGGGTTGGCCACCCCGCGGGTGGCGTCCTGGCTGATCCACGCCTCGTAGTGCGACCGCGCCGGCCCGTAGGCCGTCTGCGGAAGGCCCATGCCCTGGCGCTCGCTGCGCGGGATTATGGCCTGGATGTCACGCGCCGCGTGCCCCTGCGCCGTGTAACCCACCGTCTCCCCGAACTCGGGCAGGTAGATGTCGCGTAGCTCGTCCCTGCGGTCCGAATACGAGTACGACATCAGTCGGTCGCCCCCGGCCGGAATATCTGATCAATTTTGGTCTGCACCGCCTCCATCTTGTCCGCCAGCTTCTCGTCGCGCGTCTCCCGGATGTGGGCGTCGAGGCAACCATCGATCTTGTCGAGCTTGCCTATGAGCCCCGCGTGGTCCCGGCAGTGCCCGCCGTTGGCGCAGGGCGGGACGCTGCGTAGCGCCTCGCGTATCGTCTGCGTGAGCTGCTCGTCCGTGACGCGGCTGTTCGCGCAGCGGTCGCGCGCCATGTCGATCACCTTGCCGATCAGAACGATCAGCAGGGCGGCGACGATCCCGATCACGCCCGTTGTGACCTGCGGTTCCATAGAAACGCGGGGGCCGGTTCCCCGACCCCCGCCCCCATCATACCACCAAGAGACGACCCGGCCGCGTCGCGTCTACGTGACCGAGGTGCTTGACGAACTGGTCGACGAGTCGGAGTTCGACGAGATCGAGTCGCTGGAGCTCGACGAGGAGTCGCTGTTGGACGACAGCGACGTCGAGGAGCTGGAGCTGTTCGACAGCGACGAGATCGACTCGCTGGAGCTCGACGAGCTCTTGCTCGTGGCCGACGTGCTTGAGGAGCTCGCGCTCGACGAACTTGTGGACGTGCTCGAGCTCGAGACGCTCACGCTCGTGCTGGACGACGAGGCCGACGTGCTCGACGACGAGGTCGACATGCTCAGGCTCGCTACCTCGCAGCACTCGTTGAGCCGTCCGCGCACGAACGCCGCGCCGCTGGCCGCGTTGAGCGTGCAGCGCCCCACGAAGAAGTCGCCCGCCTGGGCCTGCGCCCGCGTGACCGCCTGGTTGTTGCCGGTCGACCAGTAGATCGGGTCGCCGACGTCGAAAACCGCGGTCGCGCGCTTGGCGAAACTGAACTCCCCCTTGATGAACGCCTCCACGGCCGCCCCGTTGGCCACGGACGTGTTCCCCGCCACCATCACGGCGACGTAGGCCATGGTGCCCCCGCCCGTGGTGTGGTCGTGGAACACCTCCTGGTTCTGCAGGGCCGCGCCCGTGTTGTTGGTGCGCGTGATCTGCTCGTGCTGGTCGATCGACCCGACCAGCAAAGCCTCGCTGAGTCCCGGCATAGGTTGCTCCTTTGCTGACTGTTAGAATGCGGTTCGCGTTCCTAATCCTATCGATCGCGTGCGCGCCAATCACGGGACCTTGTACATGCCCCGCCAGTCGACGAACACCACGTCGAAAAAGTGCTCAATGTCGAAGATGAACCCCTTGACCTCGCCCGCGCCGCCGACCTTGCTCGTGGTCTTGGGCGTCGAGCGGCCCGTGAGCGTGACCACCACCGCATAATCCATGTCCGCGGGGTC